TCCGTCAAGGATGCCCGGCAAGGTGTTGTTGATGTAATTCTTGTTTTCAAGGGTTTCGGCTGCAATCTCTTCAAGGGTCTTTTTCTGCCCATTTTGCGTGAAAACGATTCTTCCGCCAATTTCCGAATTGTCAAGGTCGAAATATGTTGTGCCATCGGCTGATTCAATTCGTCCGGTCTTGATGAAGCGACCATTGATCATTGTGAAACCATAGGTCAACGCGAGTGAACGCGCCTTCAATTCAGAATCAACAGAATTGAGAACACCAATGAAGAAGTGATAATAACCCACATCCTCATTTGTCTTGATTTGCGACTGACTGAAAATGATGCTTCCGGTATTGTCCTTCTTACTGCATTTCGCATATATGTAATATGCGTTTTCATTTTTCAATGTCACATCTCCGTCTGCCAATATCCACGAAACGGCGGATTCTTCTTTAATGGTGTAATGTGTCAAAACACCACCCTTGTAAACGATTCGGTTTGCTTTACCAAGGTAGTTCGGCTGAAAAACGGTGTTCTGCAATCCGAATTGCATTGCCTTCGCACCAACAGACAACGCCATCGTGTCAATTGATGCCGGCTTGATTTTATCCGTGTAATAATCGCCGTCCGGGTCGAACACCATGTTCAACACCTCGCGCGAAGAACGCCAATTTGCCCTTGCTCTCGCCGGATCTAACAACTGATTGATGGAAATCGCCTTGTCGTGCTCAATCAATTCAGAAACCACGCGGTTCGTGATGCTAGATGTTATCGACATGTCCGAGATTGTCAATGTGTACGAATAATCTTTCATCAAGTCACGTTTGAATGACTTCACGCGAACCGACTTGTCAACATCGACATCCGAATCCTTGACCGGGATGTAATCTCCGACCCATATCACGTTTCCGTTCGTCTCATTGCTCAACATGGAAGCCAAGAAGGAATCCGTAACGCTCAAACCATACTGAACCTTTGGTTGCGAATTTTGGTTGTAATACGTTTGCCCCTGCTTTGCAAGTTCGCTTTCCGCTTCATCAATATATGATTGCGGCAAGGCAATGTCAATCAACTTGTATTCGTCTTTCGTGCTGAAACGGAATGCCGGTGTACTTTCGGAAGGGAAAACGTTTCCGCGTTCGTCTGTCTGCTTCTTCAACGTGAAGGTATGTGTCGCATGATCATACGAATGAACCTCAAATTCATATCCGGCAAGATTTCCGGTGTTGAAGTGAACCTTTGCGGAAGTTTCCGCAAGAAGGTATTTCGTGTTTCCGGATTCATCTTTCTCGTTCAAGTCAAACATGGTTGAATCAACAAACTTCAAGACTGAATCGGAAAAAATCTTTTCAACCTTTCCGGTTCGGCTTGGCTTGATGTCATCGAAGTACTTTCGTGCTTCCCAAATTCCATATTTTTTAACCGCCGCCGCATCCTCGATGTAAGAATCACGCTTTGAACGATTCGGAAGACAAAGACGTTGCGCGCGATATTTGGCGGTGATATTCTCAGTACTGCCATAGACCTTCAATCGGGTGACGATGTTTGAAGTTGAAACGTTTTCACGCGTCAACTGATACAAGCCATTATTCTTGCCGAACTCGAACTTGTAAGGGAACGTCTTGCCAATCTTCTTGAAGTTTATTGTGTATTTCCTGGAATATCCGGAATATAAAACTTCAAATTCCGTCTCGAACTCTTTGCAAAGGTTCTGAATGACCGAAAGACAATTTTCCGATTCGCTGAACGTCAACGTCTTGTCTTCGGCGGTGTCCGGGCATTCTCCAAGTTCCCACATGTTTTTGAACACACGATTCAGATTCGAGACCATGACCGTTGCGAAACGGCGAAGATTTCCGGTCAAAGAATCCCCGGAAACATCTGCAAGCTGATTGGATGTCGTGTCGATGGTCAAATCGTAGGTGACGCGCATCATGTCATATTGCGCGCCCTCAAACTCCAGTTCGTACTCAAATTCGTACATTCCGTTTTTCTTGACCTTCGGAAGGCGGTTCAACTTGTATATGTTGCCATACACGAATGTCGTGTCGCCAATAAAGAAATCCAACTTGAACGGCGAAACAATAACGATGTTCAATGTATCATCGCCCAAGAGTGCAACATTTTGCGTTGCACTCTTGATTGATGTTGCGGTTTTCTTTGATGCTAACGGAATCAAAGTATTGCCGCGTTTGATTATAATTTGTTCCATACGATGATTGCATTAGTTGCGAAATCTGTTATCTCATCGACACAACCGGCGATAATGATGAAATAATCTCCATTATCCTTGTATGTGTGCGAAACAGTCTTCTTTGTTCCGCTGACATCAAGGTCTGATTCTCCATCGCCCCAGTAAATGTTGACATTTTTGTTTGATGTCAAGGTGATTGTGCAATCCTTGGTGGCATCAGAAACGCGAATGTGCTTCAACACTCTTTTCACCGGTTCGGGTTCTGTCAACTTTAAGTCGAACGTTCCTACCATCAAGCGTTCATTCCATGTCTTCTTGACCGCGATTTCGTTCTTGTTGTATATCTCATAAACAAGCGGTTTAATCGGGTGAACTGAAATCATAAGGCGTTGCGTTCCCGGCTTGTCGAAAAGCTGCTCGAACTCAACAAGGCGCGTGATGAAGTCATTCTTTGATGATGCCTTCAAGAAGCAAGACAATGTGATTTCTCGCGGCTCGTAGAACTTGTGATATAAGTCAACCACCTCGCCGTGGTAATTGTCCCAAGAAATCGAAGTCGGTGTCTTCAACTTCGGCTTTGAAATCACGCCTTCCGAATTTGACACACACACGCCGAACGCATTCTTGATGTTCACGCCATCAATGGTGTATTCGATTGTTGAACCTTCGTTCTGTTCTGTCATCAACTCATCTTGCGACAACTCGACATCGTAAATCTTGAAGTCATCAAGACATCCGAGACCATCTTCGCCGCCGTAGGCATCTTGATTCAACGAAATGCCGCGCAATGTGCCGGAAGAACGCACAACGTTTTTCACAAGTGATCCGTTGGCATAGAACTTGTAAGAATTGCCCTTCTTAGTGACCGCAAGCGAAATCCACAAATCCGGGGAAACGTCAATTGGAACTTCAAGGGTATCATCAACGCCGCCGAAGTTCAACACCCAAACCATCTGTTTAGGCGAACCGGTCTCGATAGACAATCCCTTCGCAAGTGTTGAAATCGTCCATTCTCCATTGATGTTTCCAAGAACGTTTTTCGCGACCTCGCAAGTTCCGGAATCATGGAAGGAAATTGCGTTTCCATTCTTGCCCGGAACGAATGTCGCGCCATCAACTGCACCATCGGCGCGGTTGGCTGAATAATCATAAGCGACCTTTGAACCATTCGATTCATCGAAAGGAAGGTTCAATTTAATGTTGTTATTGTCCATTTTGATGTGTATTTAAAAGTTTAACCAAGACCTTGCGACCTCAAAGAACCGCTTTCTTGGCTCTTTTCAAGCAAAGAAACGATTCTGTCAAGTTTGGCAAGATGGAAATTGAAAGAAGTATTCTGTGCAATCGTATTCAGAACCACAAGGTGTTGACGCAAGATTTCCGTTGCTTCCATCTGATTGATGCGAATCGCGTTCATCTGTCCGCTGACCTTCGATGCGGTTTCTTCCGATACGCCCTTTATTGAACCAGTCAATGACGTGTCATCCTCTGATTTCGCATTCGGGTTCTCGAATTGCTCATTTATCTTGTTGGCGGCATTGACCGCGCCTTCAACGATGGAATTGCGCAAGGTATCAAGCGCGTCTTGCTCTGTCTTCGTGATTTTTGAACCACCTTCACCTTCCGGATCAAGGGCTTTCGCCCACATCTTATACCAGTTTTGCAATTGTTCCTTGTATTGCGCTTTGAACATTTCTTGAATCAATGCCTTGCGCATGTATTCGGACATCTTTTGCGCAACCGATTTGGTCGATACGTCCCAATCTGACAACATATCCATGAAGTCATCATTCAATGTCGTGAAGCTGACACCGGTCAACGATTCATTCAGTTTGTCCGCCATGTCTTCCGTTTGCTCTTGACAATCAATGATTTGTTGAAGGTACGTTTGCGTCTCTTCTGAAAGGTTCGCCCAAAATACCGCGGCATGTTCCTTCAAATATTCAAGTTGGTCGGAAGCAAGGTCGAACAATCCGGTCATTCTGCCATTGGCGATTGCGGTGTATTCGTTGATGGAAATGATGTTTTGTTCATATAGACTTCGCAACTGATTCCATCCTTCCCCGGAAATGTTCTTTCTTTGGTCTGCACCATGTGAAGACTTTGAACCGATACCAAACACGCCTTTCTTCGCGCCGGCGTTCAAATACTGCTTTCCCAGTTCACGCGCCGCATCCGATTGTTCCTTGATAAGGCTCAATGCGTATTTATACGACTTCTTAGCGTTTTCTCCGGAAATGGATGCCATCAATTCCTTCTGTTTGTTGATGACATCATCAAGAACCGAAATGTATTGTTTATAGACTTCTTCCGCGCGCTTGTAATCTGCTTCGCCACCATCGCCAAACAAGTTTGAAATCTTTGTCGCAAGCTGATAAGCTGCCGAAACGATTGAAAGGATAACACTTGCCTTCTCCATTGTTGACATGGCATTTGCGGTTGCCGTTGTCACCGACTTGAAGGAATCAATCGTTGTCATCACGAACGAACCGATGTCACCAATCAAGGAAATGATCTCGCCGGCTTCACCACCGATGGTTGTTCCGACATTGGAAAGTTCCTTGCATAACTTGTTGACTTGCGAAGTGACTTCCTTTTCAGACTGACGAACTTTATTGTTCTTCTTGATGTAGTTGTCCTTTGCCTTGTTGACCTTCGCGATTGCAGCGGTTTCCGCGGTCGTTCCCGCGCCGCCGTTTTCCCGAATCTGCTTCAACTCCTTTTCTGCCGCCTTCAACTCGTTTGATGCGGTTTTCAATTCCTCATATCCGGTTTTTAGGGCTTCAAAAGGATTTCGCGAGTTCAATTCATCGGACATCTTCATCATCGTGTCGGTGAAGGTCTTCAAATCTTCCGGTTGAAGGTTTTCCGCGGCTGATTCCTTCACTTCATCAAAACGTTTAAGAAGGCTTTGGATGGTTTCGGTCGAAACGTTCTTCAAATCCTCGAAGGCGGAAACATATTCCGGGGATGCTTTGAGTTCATCGAAGGAATTTTGCAATTGCGCCTTGGCTTCCTCGATGTTCAATTGCTTCACCAGTTCCTCGTTGTTATGAAGTCGGGCGATTCTTCGCTTTTCATCATATTCATCGCTGATTTGGATTCGCTTTTGCTCGAATGACTTGAAGGCGGCAATCATGTTGTCATAGTCTTCATCGCCGGATGACTTGGAATCCTGCTTGTACTTGGCGCGGCGGTTCTCCATTGCCCCGGAAATGGTTTTCTTCTCTTCCGGCGTTGTTGCCTTGTCAAGTTTCTTTTGAAGAAGCAACATGTCGTTGACATACTGCTTTTCCATTTGAAGACGTTTGTCCGTGTATGAGGCGTATTCTTGAAGCAATTCGGACGTTCTTTCCTTCTGCTTCTCAACGATGTCATCTTCGGCATCATCCAACACGCTTTTCTTCTCGTTGTCAAGTTGCGTTCCATCGTTGGCAAGTTCCTTGCGCTTTTCCTCGATGATGTTCAACATGTCGATGATGGATTGCGCATTGCTCAATTGGGACGAAAGTTCCTTGTTGAAGGCTTGAAGGACGGTGTTCTTGGATTCTTCGGCGATTTCATCATTCAACTTGCGCAACTTGTCGTTCTGTGCCTTGGTTCTGTCTGAAACGCTGATTTTTTCGATTTCAGCGCGTTGATTCTGTAAATATTCAAGATAGTTCGCACCTTGCGACAAAAGCCCGGAAAACTCATTATTTGCGGCTTCTTGAAGGATTTTATCGCCGGAATTGCACCACTTGTAATATTCTTCATACCCCTTCTTTGCTTGCGCAAGAAGTTTTTCCAGTTTCTCCAAATCCGTTTCCACGTTTTCGGTTTTAAGCGGTGTTGTCTTTCCGCCACCACCCTTCACATCTTCGGAAGCTGCCGCCACAACATCGGTGGTGAGTTTCTCATCCTTGATCAATGCCATGATGTCGCGTTTGTCATCCGCAACCTTCTTGGCATCCTTCTTCGCGGCTTCCATGTCCTTCTTGGCTTCCGAATAAGCCAATCGCGCCTTTGATGCTTCAACTTGTGATTCTTGATATGCTTCACCACGGAAGGACGTTGCATCACGAACCGCAATGTTTTCGTTTCCACTTGTCTTGTTGGTGGCATCGTTGGCGTTGACATGGGTGTTGCCCCATTCGTTCGCATCCATTGTCCGTTGCGCCTTCATCTGCTTCAACTTTGCTTGAACTTCCTTGGTTGAAAGGGCTTCAAGTTCCTTTTGCGCCGCCTTTGCCATTGCTTGGCGGTCAAGGGCGTTGATGTAGTCATCAATCGCAGCGGTATTGTCTCGCGTCAACTTTCCTTCCGTATCAAGAAGGGCGTTGTATGAAGGTATGATTCTCTTCAATTCGTTCAATGCCTTGCGGCGGTCTCCAATGGCAACGGAATTGTCGTGAAGGATGTCATTCAGTAGAATGACTTTTCCGCGCTCTTCCGCAACTTGCTTGATTGTTTCAGCATGAACGCGTTCGGTTGCGGACATTTCTTCCTGCAAATCCTTTTGGGCATCCTTATTCTTCTTGATTGCTTCGGTGTTCTCATCCTCTGAATCGGTGAACAACGTGACCGCCGCCACCAATGCCGAGATTCCGGCAACAATCCATCCGAACACCGGTATTGACTTGATAGCCGAAGCGACCGCCCGGAATGATGCTGCCAAAGACCAGTTGGCAACCGTACCCGTTCCGGCTGCAACGGCGTTCGCCCCAGTTGCAACGGTGTTCGCCCCAGTTGCAACGGTTGAACCGGTTGCCGCTGCTGCCCTTGCGCTCTGTGAAGCTGCATTCGCGGTGTTGGCGGCGGTATTTGCGGTTGTTGCGGTTGTTTCCGCGGTTTCCTCGACAACTGATTGTCCGGTGAGTTTGTTCCACCATTCTTTCAACGTGTTCAAGGTAACAAGCATAAACGCGGAATCTTTGTTCAAGGTTGCCGAAACTTGCTGCAATCCCATCGTGATTGACATCAAGGACTGAACCTTCAACATGATCTTCTGCAAGTTTTCATTTTCCCCGGCAAACAAGGCAATTGCACCTTGCGCCGCCGTGAAGCCACCAACCAAACCATTCAAGCCGGAAAGAACACCGGCGAAACGATTCTCATCATTCGACAAGATGCTTCCTTGCGCGTTGATGTCGCCTTGAATATCTTGCAGATTTCCGAGTTCCGCCGCCATTTTCTTATATTGTTCTGTTTGGTCTCCGAACTGCATTCGGTAATCTGCCATTTCTGCCTTCAACGCCTTGATGCGTTGGCGAAGGGAAACATGGGCGTTGGCGTTTTCCTCGACCGCTTGGCGTTCTCGTTCGATTCTTTCCGCCGATTCTTCAAGGGCGTTCGATTGTTCGCGCAATTCTGTCAAAAGCTGCTTGCGAACATGAATTTCACCCTTCACCGCTTCCGCGCGTTTGACCAACGCTTTGTATTCGGCATCATTACCGGACATCGCCGCGTCATTCAACTCGCTCTTCAACTTTTCATATTCCTCTGCAAGGCGCGCAATGGCATTCTCATTTTCTTCACATGCCGCGCCTACTGTCCCCAAGGTCTCGCGGATTGTGGCAAACGAGTTCGCCGCGCCTTCGTTCGCTGCTTGAAGTTCCGAAAGTTGGTATGTCAAATCGGTCAAACCCTTTCGTTCGCCTTCAAGTTCGCTTCGGACGGCGTTTGCTTGTTGTATCAATACATCTTGCGCCGTTCCCGGCTCAACTGAATTGATTTTGTTGTTAAGGTCTGCATAAGAAGTTTCCAAATCTTGAATGACCTTCTTTTGGATGTTGATTTGTTCAATCACTTCGGCGGTTGACGAATCAATTGAATCACCAACCGCGACCGCTCCATCCGAAAGCCCCTGCAATCTCCGAAGTGTTTCTTCGACCGCCTTGTTAAGTTGGAGATTGTCCAACGTTGAAGTGAAGGACAATCCACCACCGTTTATTTCTGCCATGTGATGTTACATTAAACTATTAACATAATTCATAATATCATTCGCGTTCTCCTTTTCCAAGTTGACGATTTCAGTTTCACCGCTCGATTCAGAATCATAGGATGGCGCATCCATCATCATTTTTTGGACTAACGCCCACGAAATGCCTTCGGTCAAGTATCTGTATGTCCACCCCATGTGCGCGCATATCGCGCCACGGCGACCATGTGGACTGCTTAAACCTCGGCTTCTTCCTCTATCCGAATCGGCGTTGTTGTTCGGTCGGTTGACATTAATCGAATAGAGTTGCAAAAATCCCCAAGATTGCACATTGTGTCGATGATAGAAACAAGGTGGTGAAGGGTTGAAGGCTTGATTCTTCGCGAGAACAAGCGCGTCAAATCCCCCAGTCTCTTTGTATCTTCGACATACCGGATTGATCCGTTGCTTCCTGGAATCGCTATTTCGTAATCAGAACCAAGAACCGCCAATGCAATGACCCTTGCGCAACGTAATGAATGCGCGGTTGCCAAGGCGCGTGCGGCTCTCATTCCTTCCGTTGACTTCAATTTCTCTTCATCAATTGCCATTTCCACCCATTCACGCGACATTCTGTCAAGTGTTCCAAGTGTCGGTTCTTTGATGGTGAACTTGCGCTTGTAAGTCTCCGGAATGCGCTTTTTCCATAAGCCGAAGAAACGCTTCTCAACCTTGAAACGGACATCATCAACCTCGAAGGTGACACCCTTCCCGATTAATCGGTCAAGTTCGGCGCGTTCTTGCTCCAGTTTCTTTTTTTCCAAATCTTCCATGTGATGATAAATTAAAAGCCCCAAACCATAAGAATATGATTCGGGGCTTTGGTTCGTTTGTAAAGGTTTTCCCCGCCGCGATTATTTCTTAGGAACTGCCGAAATTGCCTTTCCCGATGTAACCGCACAAGGTGTAACCGTGAAGTCAACAAGGAAAATGCCCTTGGCGGACATGTCGGCGTTGATGACTGCTTCAACATCAGCGTTCGGGATGCAGAAGTCAAGACCCTGCTCCGATTCAATCTTGATTGCGATATTTGATGTAATCTCATCGCCGTTGAATCCCCATCCGGTTGTGTTGACCTTCTCGCCGCCAATATACTTGACAAGTGCATCCGGGTCGCAATCCATAAGCGAGAAAGTTACCTTTGGAACTTTCTTCGTCTTCTTGCGGACTTCTGGTGCTGACTTGCCTTCCTCAAAGTGTTCTGTCACTTCGGCGGCATCCTGCGCGATTTTGCAAGAATCTTTGTAAACCTTGCCAATCTTTGTGAGTTCGGCTGGCATCGTGCCGTTGGGTGCTGCCACGCCGACCGCGATTCTTGCCAAACCGATTGTAATTACAGATGTCTGTGCCATAATTTAAAATTTAATCAATTTGAATATTCCACGATATACGGATGTTCACATAATGTTGCTTGATTGATTCTTCCCGAAGGACGTTTTGTGCTTCGATAACGAATTTCAAGCCCGGAACAACCGCGTTTCTTAATACTGCCACCACCTTTCCGGCAATGGCTTTCAACTTGTCACGACACGCCACAAACTGACATTTGCCATCAATTTGAAATGGCTTGTCGGGGACATAGATGTTCACATTCGTTGTTGCGACTTGCGGAAGGTAGTCTTGCGTCAAGTCGATTGAGTTGACAACGACATCTTCCTTTGAGGAATCTTCCGGGCGACCATCCCCAAGGTAGATGCCACCACTTATTTCATCGGTGATGGTTTTGACGTTCAACAACTTGAACATGATTTCGTCTAAATCGAAAGTTTGCTTCATTCAGTTGCCGCTTTAATGTCTGAAACTAGTTCCGAAAGCATTCTTGGCAATTCCCTTTGCGCCAAGTGTTCGGCGGAAGAAATGACGTTGTAACCTTTCGATTCAACATATACGGCGTATTTCTCGCCGGCAACGACAACAAGGGAAATCCCTTCCGTTTCCTTGCCGACCTTCCCGGCAAGTGATTGTCCCTTCTTGATGCCTTGTGCCGCCGCGGTGCTATCCGCGCCGCTAGCTGCTTCAAACGCCGTATGAATCGCAACACCATCCTTGAATACCGAATAACCGCTTGATGACAACAATGCGCCGGTCTGCATGGTGTAACCCTTGTTAAGGCGCATTTCTGTGACGCATTTTTCACCAAGTTCTTGCATCATTTCGATTTGCAGTTTCTCAACTTCTTGAAGAAAAGCATCGAACCGGTGTTGAACAATGTCACGATTGAACGATGATGTTATACCCATAATCTTGAATGAAATTGCGAAGGATCATATCTCAAACACACGCCTTTGATGCGGACATCATTGCATTCGTCATCATTCGATACGATGACCGGCGTTCCAAGCGCAATTGTCGGTTTCCCTTTGGGAATCTGAATCAATGATGTGACCTTGTGGAACGTACCACCGGCAACGGCGATTTCCGTTCCTCGTCCATCAACTTCTTCACGACATCTTGAATGAAACTTGATTTTGACTTCACCTTCAACCCAGTTTCCGGATTCATCCTGCACGGCATTCGCCGCACCTTCAACCACAAAAAGATAATGTGGGTATTGTTCAACATTTGCCATGTTACCAGTAATTTGAACGGTTGCGCACCTTAGAACGACCAACAAGAACGTTTTCAACCCCCAGTTCTTCACAAAGGGATTTATAAAACATCTTCACGGCATCCATGTTCCATGATACGGAATATCCGCCTTCTGTCACATTCTGCATTGAACCACCAAGAACAACAGAAAAACGTTTGTAAATTGCCATGTCGCAATCCCGAACGCTTGCATCCGCATCGGCATCAATACCACTTTTAAGGATGATAAGGTCGATGTCATCTTCCGAAAGGTTCAACGCGCGCGTTGCCGTAACCAAATAATCTTTGTTCGTCTTTATTGCCATTGTGCTTTCGTTTTAGGTCGGGCATCCAAACGAATGGATGCCCTTCCGGTTAATTCTTAGACCAAGAAGTTGAATTGATCTGCATCAGTACCGAACGACCGGAAAGATTCCAAGCCGGGAACAAGTTTGCAGTTCCGATTGTAACTTCCTTCACCGGCTCTTCCTCGCTAAATTTCTTAATGAGGGTGTGACCGTGCATTACCTTTTCGGCTACATCGCCCGCCTTCTTTTTGGCATCAATAGGCTTCTTCCAAAAAGTATTGCCAAGAACCTTTGATTCAGAGAACAAGATAACGTCATCCTCGAAAGGATTCTTTGTTATCTGTGAACCATCCGCAAGTTCAAGGGTTATGTCTTGGTCGATGAGGATGATTTGGAGACCCTTGTATGTCTCATTCTTCTTCTTCAAGTAAGCGTTGACCGCGGTCAAATCCGGCGCATCATTGGTGTCGGTGATGTTCTGAATGAGGGTCGCACAACGCTTGTACACCTCGGTCTGTTCTGCAACCTTCGCGAAGGTGTCAACGTTCATAAACGCGAACTTGTAAGTCGCGCCATACAACTTCTTACCCAGTTTCAACGCGGTTGGAACGTCCTTGGTGAAGAACTTGCCATCCGTTCCGGATGTGTAAGATGTAGTAACGCCGATTTTCTGTGCTGCCGGAATCTGATAATCAACATCGTATTCGGTGACAACGGCTGCGTTGTTTGAGTTGGTGAACTTAACACGACCAAGGGAAATTTGCTGCAACGCAATCCATTCGGCGCGCGCTGCAACGCCATCCCAACAGAACTTGGTGTCTTCTGCCCAAAACTCAACAATCGCGGTCAAATCCGGATTGTTGGATGCCATCGCAATCATAACGTCATAGTCCGTCAACTCGTCTTCCAACTTTTCGCGGGAAATTGAAATCTTCGGAATATCACCTTGGATGCGCGAAATGGCTTCACGTGTCTTGCGTGGAATGGTTGAACCGCGTGAAACGATGTCGGCGGCAATCTTCAATCCTGCCTGCGCTTCAAGCAACTTCCAGTCAAGGCGGTTTGTTTCCTTCAATGGAAAAAGGGTTGGGTAATAATAAGCCTTCAAGTCATAGTTGTGGATAACCGCGCCCATGTCTTTCTCATTAAGACCAACCATCAATGTTTTTTGCATATCCGATATAATTTAATGATGTTTTAAATGTAGGCAACGTTTTTCAACGCGCCTTCAATAGCTTTGTTCACGATTGGCGCATTGCTCTTACGAACAACACCCATTACCCAAGCATCAACGAAAAGGTTCTCGCCCGGCTCAACGGACATGTTAGAACCTACGATTGCACCCGGAACAACCTTCAAGGTTTTATTCTCGCCGGATGATTCAAAGGCACATGTGTTTGGGTTCACCACCGCACCAAGGGTTGCGGCAAGAGTGATGACATCCTTTGCAGGGTCTGATTTGTCGATGTTTGTGATTTGCTTGCCGTTGCAAGCATCAGTCGCGAAGCGGTCGCCAACCTTGAAGTGATGACCCTTTGCAACCTCATATTCGGTTGCAGTTGCTTCCGCCTTGGTGATAATCTGTGCGGTCTTGCACACGACAAACAATCCGTTCGCACCAACGCCGATTGGCGTTCCTTCAAACAGATCATTGCCGCCTAAATTCGCAACCGACACCGTGACACCACCGGGGATGTCTGCAATTCGGTGGACAATACATTTTACAACGCGGTTGTCCTTTGCTCTTTTGATGTGAAGCATAATACTTTAAGTTTTAAATGTTTTACAAATCCTTTCCGGCAAACTGATTGCCTTCCGGGTTCATACTTTTAATGTAGGACTGAACGGCGGAAGAAACTCCGTCATCGCCCTTCTGTGCGAACATCGGTGTGCCTTGACTTGACAAACCATTATTCGCGACATTCTGATTTGCATTTGCAACATCCGCTTCTGTATCTGTCAAGTAATCAGCGAACGCCGCATCGTCATCAAAGGACATCCGGGCAAAATCCTTCAATACACGTTCCTTGAAAGCTGCATTCTTGCAATCCTTCAACTTCTCGTTCAACTGCTGAAGCCTTGACTCTTTCAGATTCTTGGCGTTGAAATCCGTCATTGTCTTTGTGATAGGCTCTAAAGCCTTTGCAACGGCGGCGGCAATCATTGCTTCGGTCGTTCCTTTGGTTGGGTCATCACCATCACCTCCGGGATTAGGCTCGGTTTTCTTCGCAACCAAATCGAACTTCTTCTTCAAGTTGTTCTCAAACGTCTTGTTTCCATCAGAAACTTCTTTGTCAACATCGGCGCGAAACTCCTTCACGAATCCCTTGACTTGCGCTTCATCAAGTTTATCGACAATCGCCTTCGCGTCATCTTCTGTCGCACATTGTAACGCAATCATGCGCGCCAACTGCTTCAATCCATCACTTCGCACGCCTTTGAACTTTGCCGAAAGTAGCGCGATAATAGCTTCTAAATTCATGTTTTCAAAATTTTTAAATGTTATACAAACTTAAATCGCCGGCAAAGATAATACGTATTATAGTAATACGCAATTTTTAGAATCCGTACTTTTGCAATAGTTTTCAACATTTTCAAGTCTTCATGTGCTAAATAAGATTAAAAAACGAAAGATTTTCGCTAAAAACGCTTGTTATATTAAATAAATTCCGTATCTTTGCGGTGTATTAAAGTAATACACGCAACATTGTTTAATTAATAGCATAAAGTTATGGCAACAGATAAGATTTTAAAGAAAGCAATCAAGAACGTTCTTGATGCCGAATATGTGGGCAAGGAAATCCAGTTCACCGAAACATGGGGTTTCAAGGTTGAATCATACAACATTCGCACACGTTCAAGATTCATTCCTAAGAAAGAACGCGAAGATTACGGATGTGATGCGGAAGCAAACAAATTCTTCATCGTTGAGTTCAACAACGCCAAGAAGGAAGAAGATGCAACGGATTCCGCCGCCATCTGTTTAACCCTTAACCCAAAGGGTGAAGTTGGAACAACAACAATCCCATGTGATTACGAAATCGAATATCCTTATTCAGATTTTGACACCAACTTCTTTGATAAGGTTATCACTTATATCGCAAACAATTTATAAACGTTTAATATATCGCAACAATGAAATTGATTACACCCAAGCAAAAGGAACTCATCGCAAAGTTGAAGTCACTTTGCGACAACAAGGAATCCGGAAACCCAATTGATAAGGTAAATTTGGATTCGTTCACCATCGCCGATGCAAGCACATTGATCAAAGGGCTTCTCGGATTGCAGAAATGCAACAAGCTAGCTTTCCGCGGCGTTGTCGTTTCTAATTCATACGCATTTGAAAGCGCGCTCGATGATGTGTATGATACATTGGAGAAATATCAGAAGTAATAAACCCGCCGGGGAACATCATCCCCGGCATAAAACATCGCAACAATGTATATCGCAATTGTAGGTTCACGCAACGCTGGCAACATCAATCTTGCCCAAGAACTAGAAAAGCGCATCAACATCATGGAAGGTGATGCCATCGTTTCCGGCGGCGCAAGGGGAATTGATACCCTTGCGGCTAGTTATGCCAAGGAAAGAAATCTCAAACTCATTGAACTTCGCCCCGATTACGCCAAATATGGAAGGGGTGCAACGTTCATCCGGAATCGTGCCATCGTTGAAGCCGCCGACATGGTGGTTGCCTTTTGGGATGGAGAATCCCGCGGCACAAAGTATTCAATTGATTACGCCAACAAGATTGGTCGCACAACTTTAATCGTTAGTATATGACAACAAAGAACATTCCTATTTCTCAAATTGAGAACAACACCGGGCAAGTGGAAGGCTTGCCCGGAAATCCGCGCATAACGAATCCGGTGAAACTCGACAAGTTGGTTGAATCCATCAAGCAAGACCCGGAAATGCTGCAATTGCGCGGCTTGTTGGTTTATCCATTCGCGGATGATAAATATATCACCATTGGTGGAAACATGCGCCTGCAAGCCCTAAAGCGACTTAATTACACCGAATGCCCCTGCATTGTTATCCCGAAGGACACGCCGGTTGCAAAACTTCGCAACTACATCGTGAAGGACAACGGCGACTTCGGCGATTGGGACTACAAAGCATTGCTTGCCGAATGGGATGCGGCGGAACTTGAATCATGGGCGATTGACGTTCAACCCTTCGAGGATGAAGAGACAAAGGAAAAGAAACGCGCCGGATGGAACTCCGGGGAAAACGCCCAAGAAAGCGTTTGCGACATGGTTGACAACATCGCATGGCATCCAAAGCGCGACTTCTCCTTCATATCATGTTTCAAGAAGAGTGAAGAAGGCTATCCGCTTTCGCTCATCAAGTCGGATTTCGACAATGTGGCAAAGTTCGCGCAAGCTGCAATGAATGTGATCCATCGCGTTGTTGGCTTGAAGAACAAAGAAGGATGGGCAATCGTGACAACACCGAAACGCCGGCACAAGGAACACAACTTCGCCGAATCTGTCTGCATCGAACTTTCCGGAAAGTTGGGAATCCCATTTTATCAAGAAGCCATCACCGCCAAGAACCGCCAACGCATCAACCCAGTTTTCACCCTGCACGCCGACATCAAGGAACAAAACATCATTGTCTTCGATGACATCTTGACCACCGGCGCAACGTTGGACGCGGTGAACAACCTTCTTTCCGACAAGAATTGCTTCTTTGTCGTTGGTATTGACAACAATTAAATATAAAGTTATATGGAAAAGGATTTAAACATGTTGGCGGCTAAATATCGCCTACCAGTTGACTTCGTAAAGAAGTTCTATAATACGATGACCGACAAACGAAACATCGAACTTGGATTGAAAATGTTCGTTGACGGAACGTTGTCCTTCTTCGTTGCTTCCGGTGACACGCCTTTTTGCGTCAAGGACATCTTGCATGAAGTTTCGGACAATTACAGAAAGGCAAACAAGAAGAGACTTGAAGCAATCGCCCGAATGGATAAGGCGAACGAATATTTGAAGTCTTGCGAATGCGTTTGTTATCCACTAGGTGAAAAAGAAACTAACGCGCAAGAATGCGTTTACATCAAGGATGGTGTTGTTGTCGCCTTTGCTCATTACGAGCCGAAAGAAGGCGGTTTTTATGCGTTCAACAATGAAGGTCAAGGTTGGCTTGATTGGAGACCGCAAGTGCATCTTGCCAACTTGCGCCGTTTGAGTTATCCATATTTCAATGAGATAAAGAAGGCGGCGTTCAAGTCGCCGGAAGAATGGTTTGAATAATAAAGAAAAGTAAACATGGAAAAGTTATATCATATATCGGACACCCTTCAAAAGCTGATTGATTGGGATTCCATTTACAAGATGGAACGTGAAGTTGGCGGACACGATGAACAAATGAAGGGATTGTTCAAGGGTGCGGAAGTCATCGCGCATTGGAATGAAGGTTCTTATCAAGGCATGGTTGCAACGTGCGTGAAACTTCCGGATGGTCGATTCGTTGCTTATAATGATTACTACGGATCATGTTCCGGATGTGATGATTGGGTTGACGCAACGGATGAAGAAGTTCATGCAATGTGTATCAATCTAGCAAACGGCGCATACATCTTCAAGTCATTGAATGATGTGATGTCATTCCTTTCGCAAGATTCTTATGATTCATATTCATGGGATAATGATTGCGCAAAGCAATTGTTGGGAATCATAAACGTTTATCTGTTCTTCAAGCAATTGAAACTTATGGGATTCATGGAAACAGAAACAAACCATGCAACGATTGAGTGGTTCGGGTTCAAAGTTAGGGTCTTTTATAGCGACAACCAAAAGGCAACCGTTGAACTTGTAGGAAAGAACGCGCATGATGGTTCGGAATGCGGAATGCGTTCAATCGTTGACGTTCCGGATTGTTCAAAAGTAACTGGCGAAGAATTAATCGCATATCTCAACGCGAAGGCGTTCAAGCCTAGTTTTGACATGTTAGATAAGAAGTTTGCCGAATTACTAAGCAACAACCAATTCAATAACATGTTAAATAATGGCGTATGAATGGAATGACAATATATCATGTATCTTTCGGGGACGATGACAACCATTACTTCGGTTCACTCGCGGCGGTTTTTGACCGGTTCACCGCGCAAGAACTTGGCGTTTCGCTTGCAAGACTGTATGATTGCAACATCACCCCGGAAAAGCCATACCGGAATAAGAAGGTGATTATCCGAAAGGGTACATTGCACCGAAAGAAGACAAACCGCAAAAACCCGAACGCAAATGGATAAGAAATACAAATTCACAAAGGACAATCCGGACGATAAAATCAAATGGGTTGACAATCCGGAAACAAAAGGTGAATTTCTGTTCACCTTTGACGAGAAAAAGATATATAATCTTTTCCGTGATTATCCTCAAAACTTAACAAAAGAAGAAAAGGAAATATTCGACAAAGAAAATCCATATTGGAAAGATTTTTTTGATTAAGGAAATAAAAAAGCGCGGTTTTACTCATATACCGCGCTTTTTTTATTTTATTGTTCCACCCGCTCCTTTCTTCTGATTGGCAACATTTGTATTTATGTAACCAAGAAGTTTTCTGAATGTCTCCGATTTAAACAAATCGACATCAATCAAACATTCCTCTTGCTCATATTTGATTCCAAATGTCGAATGTGATTTTTTCGCCCTAAATCTATTTTTCAATGCTTCATCCGTTAGTGGATGGAAACCGTTGTATTTTCGCGATTGTAGTTCCAAATATTCAAAACCATTCGCACCCTTACGCACAATTGCAGCATGTGAACCACAAGTGAAATAATACTCCTTCCCTTCCTTAACATTACTCAATAATTGATGCGCATTACTGAAATCGTTTTTGTGCTTGTTCACAATTCCACCAACACCTTTCGCAATTTTAATAATATTAAAGACCGAACTAAACGTATCTCGACTTGCGCCACCTCTAAAATCAAGGACATCAAATCCACATCTATTTCCGGCAAACGAAAAAGCCAAAGAAGAACATGAACCGCCGGTCAAGTCTCCACCGCCAAGCCTTTGAATTATTTCATTTGTTGTCAACTGATTTCCCAATGGTTTGACATCATTGTAAACAACTTTATTGTTTATCGCTGAATCACAAACATCATTCAATGCTTTTTCACCACTAGGATTCAAAGTGTTCTTTATTCTGTCCAACAAATCAGATAATCGTTTCTTGAAATTAACCTTTCCCATCAACCAGTTTCTTAAATCGCCGGCATCATACACATCGGACTGAACTTCTGACGCATCGACCTTGTGCGAATTTGCATCATTGATTGCATTCCGGGCATCTGAAATGTATGTGTTGTAATCGTTTTCCGCATTTATGCAACGCGTTTCAAGTTCCGCATGTGCCTTCAATATCAAGCTAAAATCATGCGCGTTCATTGCTTGGTCAAGAATATACGTATTCAATCCCCATTTATCGCATTTCGCGCGGATTTCCTTGTCTGCTTGCTCCATCATCAACGCCTTCTGTTCGATTGTCGCGATTCTCGACTTGATTTTCGGAATATCCTTCGCGGCAACGCATTGTTCAAGCATTGACGATTGAACCGTCAATCCCCATTTGCTTGCAAGCTGCCTTGCATTGTTGATTTGTGGCATGATACCCGCCAATGGATCAACATTTGCTTCCGGAACAATCGGCAACTTGATTTTCAAGCCTTCTTTCAGAGAACCATGCAAGAAGTTGTCCTTGATGAAATAAGGCGTGGAAGACCAGTTCTTTTGCGCTTCAACGTGGGCATCCACCCAGTTATTGAAGCCTTCCGGCATCTTGTCGATTGTTTCCGGGGAAATGTACTTCTTTGCTTCCGTTCCCTTCAAAGCTGCCTTCAATCGGTTCACGCGGTCATTTTTGCGACCTTCTGAAAAGTAATCTTCAATGATAGGGATTGCAAAACACATACATTGTGGATGCCAACCAACGAACTTGAATGTCTTCGGGTATCGACCGACCAACTTTTCACATGTTGAACACTTGCAAAGTGGTTCATGGTTGGAACGCTTAATCTCGAAGCCAACAACGAAATCAAGGTTTTGCCAACGTTGATAATCGCTTTCACGGTATGCCATGTTGATTTCCGACCTTGTAAGGCGCATCGCGTTCTTGTATGAAGAACGATAAACGCCGCGCCCTGGATGGAACGCCTTTGCTGCCTTCGACAACACAAGATTTCCCCTTTTGCCCCTTACGCGGCGGAACAATCGGTTCGGATCATTCAGATTTTGACGCACATCCCTTGAAAGTTCTTGCGCCGAACGTCCTTCACCCAAACCGACATCAAGCGCGTGTTCAATCTGTTCGCGGAATTGGTCGGTGTACTTCCATACGCGTTGAGAAAGGTTCATTCCGGCAACCTTGCGCGCTTGGAAGGCGTAAAGCGCATCAAGACATTTGTCGGTCATCTGCTTCAAATCCGACTTCTTCAACTTCGATGTGTCGAAGATTGACTTGATGAAGGCATCATTCTTCTTGCAGGAAAACAACCATTGTTTCCTTGAACCGGTTTCAATAACCGATTGCACCTTGCTTGTAAGGCTTGCAACGGTCTTCTGCATCTGTGCCTTCACCTTCGGGTAATCATCAAAGGAAAATGGCTTGTCGGGGTCGAAATCCGCCTTTGAAGCTGCATTCGTGATTTCGTTCGTGGCAATGGTAAACAACTTGTCAACCGCCTTCGTGTAACTATCGGTCGTGCGATAATGTGCCATGTCGAAATCCTTGATGGAAAACCGGTTTGTTTTCAATCTCTTCTTGCCCATGATGGTTTATTGTCTTAATGAGAAATGTTCATCACAAGCCGGATCAGAAAGGAAAATGCACCATTTTCCGCCTTCCGCCTTGTGCGGGCATCGGCACAATATCGGCTCGCCTTTGAGTGATAGCGAATGCCAATCATACGATTTGGCGCAATCACGGCAATGATATTGTGTCGATGCGCTGATACCAGTTGTTTTTCTTCTTGCCATTACTCTTCATCAAGTTGCGGTTCACCAATGATGAAAGAATTGTCCCTTGCGGATTCCTCGTTTATCTTCTTCATTGTGACCTTCGGGTTTTTGGAAAGATGGACTTTCTCGATGGATTCCTCTTGTGAAATCACCGGTTTGTTGCCGTTGGCGGTCAACCAGTAGTTCAATTCATTCAACTCATCAACAAGCATGTAAGGCGTGATTTCCGGGTCAATCTCCAAGTTGTCTGCATCAGCTTCCAGTTTGGTGTTGAACTTTCCGATGTATGCCTTGATGACGTTTGCGCGGCGTGGAAGGTAGTCATCGAAGATTTCCTTCTTGTCTTGCACCTTCAAATGGGCATCCATGAACAACAACTTCAAGGCGATTCCGGAAATTGCTCCCAATCCTTTGACCGAATCAAATGAAATGTCCGGTGTCTGTGAAATGGTGTAAATCAGTTTGAGCAACGTTTCGATTTCCAGTTTCACCGATTCCGGCGCATTCTGCCATGCAAGGTATTTCGCATCTGCATCACCTTCACCTTCGATGATTGCACCGGCTTCACCCTTCTTGCTGAATCCCTTCAATTCACCCTTGACGAATATCTTTGGCGAAGCATGATAATCGTTCGTATCTGAAAAATTGGAAAGAAGTTTTTCCAATCTGTCAATGAGACTGTCAACATCTTCTGTCTCGAACTCGTCTTGATGACCGAATATCACCGGAATCTTGCCAATGACAACCGGCTTCGGATAACCTTCCACAACTTCCATGCCCTTTGCGGTTGTTGTCCATAACCAATGTTCTTCATCGGTGTATGTCTCGAAGTAATTGAAGATGATGCCCTTTGAATCCTTGCGACTGAATGAGCGCGAGAACGCAATCATATCACCGGATTCATCAAAGTAAGGATAAAGCGTATCTCCGTTCTTTGGTGAAAGGATGGTGCAACGCAATTTGTACTTGCAGGGGAATCCGTATTTCGTATGTTCTGCAACTTCCACCGGAAACCACAATTCCGCGGCTTCCTTGTATGAAAAGATAGCGCGCGCAATCTTGCGGTTCAATGAGTTGACCTTGGCATCCTTCAAAATCTTGTTGAACGCCTTCATCACCAGTTCTTGATTTTCGTTTGCCGGCGTACTCTGCCAATCGACCGGATTTCCAAAACAGAAGGAAACGGCGCGTTTGATAATCAGCTTTTGCAGGGCGACCGCGTTTCTCGCAACCTTTTCGGTTCGGGTGTTCGTTGTCTCTCCATCGACTTCAATCACCTTTTGCGCTGATTCGCCGTTGTCCTCATCGTCAACATCAATCTTCACCTTTTTGTCCGGGCGAAGAATCGGATTGTTTATGTCGTGCAACTTTGGATCAAGTGCCTTCACCGCATGTTCGATGTCCGGTTGCGGAATATAACGACATCCCTTCATTTCCTCGACCACATCACCGGCATTCTCCATTGATATGTTCTTTCTTGCTGCAATTTCTTCAATTTTCATGTTATGTTTTATTTTAATGTTTACAAATTATTGTACTACGCAAAAAGATAGGATAAATTCGTCTTTCCGCGCTTATTCCTTTTCTCAACTGTTCCGGTCAACGCATCCGGCGCATCATCATGTTCGTTCTTTCCGGCTTTCAGATAGCCCATAATTGCCTTGTTGAACTCCGGGAACAACCTTTCCCATCCTTCCGGCATGTATGTCAAGTTCTGAACCGCCGCCGAATTACTGAAAATACGGACATCCTTGTTGTCCGTCTGCGTGAACCAATGAAACTTTGTCTTGGCGTTGCCCATCATGCGGCATTGCTTTTCAACGGCGCGTTGGAATCCTCGACCACCGTTGTTCGATTCAACGTTGCATTCGGCGACCAAATGACGTGTAAGCATCCGGGCGGTTGCAACTTCGGTGAACTCCATCGGCTTTTGGGTGTAAAGAACATCCAACAAGAAGTTTCCGATTTCCGTTTCATCATAGACGATGGCGCAAAGATAATCTTCACCGGTGTCGGCGGTATCAATGTACGCCTTTCTAGTGCAATGAAGCGTTGCAGGGCGGATTGTGTATGTTTGGAAGCCAAACGAATACATCAAGCCTTCGGATGGCTTCGGGTCTTGCTGATAAAGCGATTCAAACACTTGTGGGTTTCGCTTTCTGATAAGTTCCAACTTATGCTTGGAATGTCGTTCTTCCCACAATGGTTCACCTTCTTGTCGTGGGTCGTAATCAGTTGGCGCACCTTCCTTGATAGCCTTATAAACGCAAACAACCCATCCGTCCGGATTCTCCTTTGCATCATATACGCCTTGCGTGCGAAGCAATTGTCCGGCAAGATCATCTTCGTGCCAACGCGTGAAGACCATCAATTGTTGGCTTTCATTGTGCAATCGCGTTTCGGCTACGGTGTCATACCAGTCGGAAACAGATTCGCGCACCACCGGCGACCACGCGGTTTTTGCATCCTTGTAGATGTCATCCATGATAAGCACATCAACCGGTTCACCAGTCAACGCACCACCAACGCCCACGGTCTTCACGCTTCCGCGGTGGTCAACAATCTCAAATTCTTCGGTTGTACGGATGTAGCCCTTGCCGGAATCCTCACCGAATTGGGACATACCAAGACGCGTGTCCGGGAAAATCTCGTTGTACTCTTCCGAATCAATGATTCGTTGAATCTCGCGGTTGAACTTCTTCGCCTTCGTTGCAGAATAAGAAACCACCGCAAGACGCGTGTCCGGATTCATGCCTTCGATAAACGCCGGAAGTCGGCGGGTTGAACCTTCCGACTTTCCATGTTGTGGCGGCATGAACACCATCAGTTTCTTGATTTCCTTGTGTGCGAACCGCGAAAGAATATCGTAATATCGCCGGTGGAAATCAGCAGGACGGAAGGTTGGCATCGTTGCAAGGGTGAAACGAAAAAGGTTGGAACGACTTTCGCGCACAAGCCTTTCTCGCATTGCCTTCAGCAGAAGAACCTTGTTTTCTCGTTCCTTGCTCTTCGTTCTCGATGTTGCCATTACTCCAACTTTCTTTTTAATTCCTCGATGTCCTTGTCAAGTTCATCATCCGACTTGTCGGCGAACAAATCCTTTCCATCCTTGCCGGTCATTTCGGTCGTTTGTTTGTTCTTCCAATGTTCCGGGTCGCCGTTGGTTAGGGTGAAGATGATTGCCGCCGTGTCCGGTTGAAAATGCTTCTTGTTGGTCTTCTGTTCCTTGATTTTAGGCTTTCCATCCTTTCCTGGAATGGTTGTCACCGATGTCTCGGTCACTTCATAGCCGCGAATCTTCTTCAACAAGGATTTCTTCGCTTCGATGACGAACATTTGCATCCTCTCTTCCTTGGCGGCGTTCACCGCTTCGGCAAATTCCGGATGGTCGTTCATCCATTGATGGTATGTCTTTTGCGTTATTCCCACTTGGCGGCATACTTCGGCGATGGTGTACGTGTCCGACTTGATCAGTTCAAGGATTGCATCAATTGTTTTCTTGTTATATTTTGCCATGTTATGCCTTTTTAGTTCCTTTTTTGTTACATTGATAACTATTCTTTCAACTCACAGATGAAGCCGCGGTCTTGCAACTCCGAATAAAGAAGGGACAATTGGGAAACGTTGGCGCATTGCACAACCAGTTTGGTTGACAACTCCTTCTTCACGTCTTCCTTCTCTTCCTCTTCTTCCGGTTGCGCAAGGTCGATGCCCCAGTCTTCCGGCTTGATGTCATTCCATCGTGCGGTGATATTCTCGATTGCGTTCTCATCCCATTGAAGGTTTGCGTCCGATGTGGCGTTGTCTGCCAATGCCATTTCACGCCCCTTCTCCGAATCAAGGTCGATGTCCTTGCGTTTCACGGCGACAATCTGATTTCCGTCCGTCTCGACCACAATCACGTTGTCAAGCCCGATGTTTGCGGCGTTCTCGATTGTCTTGTTTCCGGCGATGATGCGGTTGTTTCGGTCAATGAGGATGGAACGTCCTGCACCGAACTTGCGCAACGAGTTTTCTATAAGGTGTTGTCCGTATTCCGTGCCCTTGTTGGCGTTCAAATCATCCGGCACAAGGTTTTCAATCTTTGTTTCGATTATCATTGCTGCCATGCCTACATGAATAAGAAGTTCAACAGAAGGACAAAAGGAATCGCGAATGCCGCGCCAATGACCGAAAAGAAGAAGTCAAGGAACTCAATCTTTCCGTGTCCCTTGGATTCCCACCACTCTTGAAAAGCTGCCGTCAACATTCCGGAAAAGAATCCCACCGCCGGATGAAACCACATGCCAAGGACGATTGACATGATGAATCCGCACATGAAGTTCGTTCGCTTCTTCTCATCGTTGATGTTGTTCCACACCATCTTGATTGCGGTTGCGATATAATGAACCACAATGCCAAGATATGCGATGATGCTTGCAGTTACCGACAATCGGTTGAAAGGGCTTTCCCCGGTAACAAACACCGGCGGTTGCGTTCCACCACCTTTGACTCCAAGGTACACTTTGCCACCGAAAAGGATTCTCACTCTTTCCCAAACAGAAGGTTTCCAACAAGAAACGCATTGTTTTCCGTCACTCCACACATGAAGTGATGCGCATTCGGCATCCGTCATTGTCGATGGTCTTTGCAACACTTTGGTTGCTTCTTTGAAATTTATTGGTTTCATATCTTTGCAATTTTAAATTAAAAACTCAAATTCGACTGCAAAGATAAAGCGATGTATTATAATAATACACCGCTTTTCAAAAAAGATATTATTTATTTTTCAACATTTCACCGGTTTAACCCTAATCGGCAACCCGGAAAACACCCATGCAAGAAGGGCGGCATCCCTTGATTCTTGGTTTGTTCGCCCCTTGATCGGCATGAAACACTTGATTTCCTCATCCGTAATCTTGCGGTCTTTTCCCTTCCAACACTTGACCAATGGAAGGTGTTCCACCACCTTCAAACCAAAGGAACGCGCCATCTCGCAAATCAAGATTCCGGTTTGGTGGTTCTGCCCTACCGAATACCCCTTTGCGGCGATGACGTTCTTTGTGTCTCTTATGCAAAGATGCCAATTGTTCTTGCCTTTTATCCATGATGCTTCAACAACCACCGTGATTTCCACGTCCCGGCAATTCTGTTCATACGACAAAGCGCGAAACCTTTCAACGATTTCGTGAAAAGATTTCGCGGTTGTCTCCACTTCCCTTGTGTTCACTTTAAGAACACAATACCCCGACTTTTCGATGTCGGGGTCAATGCCAATGATGATTTTCTCCATGCTAGAAAGGCAAACCATTATTGTTTCCAGTTCCTGCGGCGGTCGTTCCTGCGGTCGTTGCGGTCGTTCCTGCGGTCGTTCCCGACGCGCTTCCGGCGTTCTCGTTGCTCTTCATGCCGCAAAGGTTCACTTCGTTGGCATACATGTTCAAACCGACTTGCGGCGTTCCGTTCTTGTCGGTGTAAGCCTTTGGCACAAGGCGACCGCGGACGAATATCTTGCATCCACGTTTGAGATATTGGGTCAAGCTGCCGCCGTCACCATACCACAGAACCGACACCCATGTCGTTGTTTCGACATTCACGCCGTTTGCGTCCTTGTGCTTCTCTGAATGTGCCACGTTGAAAGAAACATATTTCTTTCCGCTGAACTCCTTGATTTCGGCATCATTGCCGATGTTTCCGATAACTTCAATCTGTAACATGATCAATATGAATTTAAGAATTAATAATCTTTGTTGTGAAGGTATGGTCTTGTCTCATTGTACTTCATCTTTTCCTCGATGAAGAAGAAGATGTCGATGCCCAACGACTTTGACCATCCGATGATGTAATGAACCGCGAATGCGATGCGCTTCTCAATCGCGATTGTTTCCTTGCACAAGCCCTTGCACAAGCCGAAGGCGTTGTCGGTGAACTTGAACTTCTCAAACGCTCTGTAATAGCGACAAGGGCGCATCACCGTGAAGTTGATACCCAGTTTCCCGGCGATGTCGAAAAGATAGATGGCAACGTCCGCAAGTTCGTCTTCGACCGAATCCTTGATGAAACGGCGGAATGCGCGTTCCTTCTCCTTTGCGTCTCTAAATTCAGAAAGGCGCGCGTGCTTCTTGTCTCTGTCTGCTTCGACCGCTTCCGCAATCTCTGCAATCACCAACATCAAATGGTGTTGGTTGTTTCTCTCCTTTTCCCACCATCCATGTTTGACGGCGTTTTCATGTGCTTGCGTTGCAAGACTGTTTAAATCTACAATTCTCATTTCTTTGTTCTTTTTATATTGTTTATATTTGCCCGGTTACAATTTATCGTCAATCTCGAAGTTTATTGCGGCTACGTTCTTTTGAAGGATTCGCAACGCTGCTTCGATATGTTCATTCTTATCAATTACATCATTTCCGCAATACGCATCCATACATGCTTGCAGCTTCAAGATTAAAGGATTCTGAATGCTCTTCGTCTTCTTCTGAATCTTGGTTGCAATCAAGGCATCCATGCGCTTGTTGTGTTCCGCGATGAACTTGCACATCAATATTGAAATGTAGGCATCCGTTCGCATTTCGGCGTATGGATCATCCGGGAACTGCTTGCGGTATTGGTTTTTCACGCAATACCACAAGATGGTGAAGTCATTTTGATGAAGTTTGCAGAACTCTTCCGTCTGCACTTGGATGCGGCGAATGTGAAGCACATCCAAATCCTTTTTCAACAATGAGTTGTATTCCTCGCGAATCTGCTTCACAACGCGTGTCAACTTCTTTGTCTCGGAAATGTGAAGGTCGGCGCATTGCTTCATCACCTTGTCGGCATACATCCATGCGATGTGTTCAATCACAAGCGGGACGAATGCAATCATCATGTTCTCTTCCCATGTGAAGGTGTTGAGCATCTTTCGCGTTGATTCGCGGACATCCTGCTTGAATTGCTCTTCCGTATTGTACGCAAGTGACGCGCGTTTCTTCGCCTTTGCCATTTCAGAAGGAACAATTTGTTCCGCCTTCTTCAACACATCGTAATCAATGCCGTTCTCCATTGCAAGTTTCATCAACTCCGGATCAATTGGATTTTCCACCTTTTCCGGCTTCTTTTGAGGAACTTCCGGGGTGGCGTGTTCAATATTTCTGGCGTGTTCAATATCATTGAACATGGGCGTTTCATTGAACACGGATTCCCCTTTCGAGAAATCAAGAACCTCTTCCGGGGTCTTGTCTTCTTCCTTGCCCTTGAAGAAAGGGCAAGTACTTGTTTCGTGCGCTGCATGGAAACTTCTCTCGTTGATTTCCATGATTCCGGCGGCTTGATGCTCGATGTCGCGTTGCACGGCACACTTATAATTTGGGTATCTGTCAAGTTTGGCGTTGTACCACACCGCCTTTTGACAACGGCAACAATTTCTTTCTTGCCACATCATCAAACCCGAACCATTCTTGAAGCATGGCTCACTTGTAACTTTCATTGTCATTTGCTAGATGTATTTAATAAAACTATTATTTTTTAGAATGCAATATTGAAATCCTTACCTTTCAAGGTAGGACGTTTCATCAAGATGAAGTTTATCAACTCTTCATAGTTGATTGGGAAAAGCGGACAATACTCAAATGCAAGGGTGCAAATGAAACGTCCGTTCAACATGACATCGAAGACAAATTCCTTGAATCCTGCTTTCGTTCTCTTCTTCATTTCAACAATCCTTTCTTTTTGAAGGCTTCACCGCCGCACCAGTCGTGGCTTTCCTTCTTCTCATTATAGAAACAACACTTTCCGACAAATTCTCCTTTGAAGTTGATGCAACGTTCACACGACTTCGCATTTCTCAAAGTTGCATCCGCGATGGAAACGTTTGCCTTCGGATCAATTGCCTTGTTCTTTCGGATTGTTGCTCTTCTGTAAAGCGCGGCGAATCGGTTGAAAGCCTTGCTTTCCTTGATGTCATACTCAGAATCGAAATAACGTGAATCAGTTGCGTCCGTCCACGTCTTGATGATTTTGTTTGCTAATCTGATTTTCATTGTTGCGATATTTAATGTTATTTGAACTTAATCACGATAAACTCCACACCTACCCATTCATCCGGGCACAAGCCTTTCTTTGCTTCCCCAATGGTGATGTTCTCGATTTCCTTCTCGATGCTCTGTCGTGTCTTGGAATAACCCTTGAAGAATCGAACATGCGTGAAGTGAATGAACCTTGCGGTTTTCTTTTCAAGCAATTCTTTGAACTCGTTTTTGCTCATAAAGATGTCAAATTCCGGAATCATGTTAACTTTGCGGTATTCTTCACAACCTTCGGGTTTTGCTTCGACAAGTCGGTTTATATAATACCCCTTAATTGTCCGGTATTCTTCGTTCTTCTCACCGGATGCAATCATGTCATACCATTTGTTGGCGACAACGAGATTCAAAACTTTCTTTTCCATAAGCTATTTTTTAAAATGTCTTATATTTTTATTAGAA